GGAAGCCTTGACGGAACCCAGACCCCATCCGACCGCCCGTTGTGGCTGGTGCGGCGGCCCGTTCTACAAGATCGACCTGTTCTACTGGTGCAAGACGCCCACGTGCGCCGCGAAACAACGCGCCTACGGCGTGGGCTCGGAGACGCCGAAGGGCTGGGTCTGGCTGTACGTGCCGCTCCCGGCCCAGGTGGATTTGGAATGTTCGAAGGCGCCGTATCGGTTGTCGGGCGGGGCGGCCGGCACGAGCAAGTCGCACGGCTTGCGCTGGCTGTTCTATAAGTACGCGCTCCGCGTCAAGAATTTCGAAGCGCTCATTCTGCGCCGATCGTTTCCCGAACTCGAGCGCACCCACCTGCGCCGCATGCAACGCGAAGAGAAAGTGCTACAAGCGGCGGGGGTCAACTGCGAGTACAAGAAGGCCGATCGGCAGATGGTGTTTCACGAGACGGGCGCCATTATCGAAGCGGGCCACATGGAAGACGAGGACGCCGTCGAGCGGTATCTGTCGGCCGAGTACGACGCCATCGGTGCCGACGAGGGCGGCGGCTTCCCGCCGGGGCCGCTGCTCGAGCTCGCCACGCGCACCGTCGGCCGGAGCGAGCGGCCCGAGATGCGAGCCGCCGGCGGCCCATTCTTTCTCGTCGCGACCAACCCGATCGGGCCGGCCGTCGCGATGCTCCGCGATTTCTTCATCACCCACACCCCGGACTACGAGGTCTACCCGCACCTGCGTGGCAAGTACGACCCGGCGCAGTGGGCGTTCATCAAGGGCCGCTTGGAAGACAACCCGTATCTGGGCGAGGCGTACGCGGATTCGCTCGCGCTCTACAGCCCGACGCGGTACAAGCAACTCCGGCACGGCGATTGGGACGCGATCGAAGGCACGTTCTTTGAACGCTGGCAGCAAATGCGCGAGGGGCGCCCGCATCACGTGCGCCGCCTGAAGATTGATCCGTCGCGGGTCACCTGCTTCCGATCGCTCGACTGGGGGCGGGTGTCGCCCGGGTGCTGCCTCTGGTGGTACGTGCTGCCGGAGTACCACTACCATCTGGCGGCGGAATTGAAGTTTCAAGGCTTGTCGCCCGCGCAGGTGGCCGTCGCGATCAAGGAACAGGACGTGGCGCTTGGCATCACGAAGGTGCTGTACACCGCGGCCGACCCGGCAATCTTCATCAGCCTCCAGGACGACGGGGAATCGATCGCCGACGATTTACGGAAGGGCGGCGTGCCGTGCCGAGACCGGATCTCGAATGACCGCGTCAACGGGTGGGCGCGGGTTGATTCGCTGTTGTGCGACGACCCGTACGGCAACCCGTTTCTGACCGTGGAGCCGAGTTGCCGCTACGTCATCCGTTCGCTGCCGCTGCTCCAGAAGTCGAAGAGCAATCCGGAAGACGTGGACACGACCGGCGACGATCACGCGGGCGACGCCGCGCGCTACGGGGCGATGAGTCGTCCCCCGATGCCGGCTTGGGCGCGCCTGAAGGCGCCGCCCGGCTCGGCGGGTGAAGCGGTCGAAAGTCTGCGAACCGCCATTGCTGAAGGGACCGCCTAATGGACACCGTGACAAAGAACCCCCCGCTCTGTCGGCGCGTGTGCGTGTGCGGGTACGTGGCCGTGGCGCGCACCGAGCACACGGTCACGCACACATTGGAAGATCACGTGGAATTCGTGTTCACGCATCGGGCGTTACGGGTCGTGGCGTCTCCCGCGCCGAATTCTGGTAGAATCCCCTCCAATGGCGACCAGTAACGACGCGACGGACCCCCGCCTGACGGTCCCGCTGCCCCCCAGCGGCCGCGGGAGCGACCATTGGTGGTCCGATCAGGTCACGCAGTCGAAAAAGCGCCGCAAGAAGGAACTCCCGCTCTGGAAAGCGAATCTCGAGCGCTACCGGAGCGTCAAACCCTCGATTGCCGGGTTCAATCCGCGCGACGTCGTCGGCGTCAACGTCGAATTCTCGAAAACCGAAGCGAAAAAATCGCAACTCTTCTTCCAACAACCCGACGTGCAGCTCACGCCGCGCCAGGGCCAAACCGCCGCCGCCGTCGCGCTCTTCCGCGAGGCGTTGAACTTCTATCTCGGCGCGGATGAGGCGAATGCGCTCTCGATGGTCGATGAAGTCCTCTTGGACGTGCTCTGCCCGTGCGGCTTGGGCTTCACGAAGATCGGGTTCGAGGAAGCGACGATCCAGAAGGCGCTGCCGGTCATGGATCCGACGACCGGCCAGCCGGCGACCGAGCCGCACCCCGACACCGGCCTCCCGCAACCCAAAATGCAGACGGTGCCCCAGCGGGTGTACGGCCGCTTCTTCTGGGAACGTATTTCGCCGTCGCGCGCGCTGATTCCGGCCGGCTGGCTGACCCAGAACTTTGACCGCGCCCCGTGGCTCGGGTTCGAGTATGACCTGGTCGATCCCGACAAGCACACCGAGACGACCCGGCCGCTGTCGGGCGGCGACGGCGAGACGGTGTCGGCCGACGACACGCTCTCGGCGGTCAACGACCGCGCTTTCCTCGCCCGGCCGGGCACGGGCATCGAAATTTTCTATCGCGCCTCGGTCTACGACCCCTCGGTGACCGATCCGCGCCGGTATCGCCGCATCGTCATGGAAGCCCACGGCCGATCGAAGCAAGTCGTCACGGTCCATGAGGATTCGCCGTACCAGACGCTCGGCGCGAGCGGCGAATTCCAGGCTGGGATGCTCGGCAACCCGATTCACATTCTCTACATCCGGCCGATGGCCGATTCGGCGTACGTCCCGTCCGATTGCACGATTAGCCGACTGCAGACCGACGAACTCAGCAAAGGCCGCACGCAGCAGATGGTCCAACGCGATCGGAACCTGCCGATGCGCGCCGCGGACAAGTCGCGCGTCGATAAGGGCGTCCTCGACAAGATCGAGAAGGGCGAGACGCAGTCGATTATCCTCACCGACGGCGATCCGGACCAGGCGCTCAAAGTGATTCAACAAGCGGCGGCGCCCGTCGAAAACATGGCGTTCAACGCGGCGCTGACCAACGACATCACCGAGCTGTGGGCGCTTGGCGCGAATCAGTCGGGGGCGACCAATAACCGCGCGACCACCGCGACCGAATCGGCCAACATCGCGCGCGGCGTCGATAACCGGCTCGTGAAAGAACGCGGGCGGGTGGAAAACTGGTACATCCAAGGCGTCGAGAAGTTTTCCGCGCTCCTGCAACTGTTCGGCGACGACGATACCTTCGTGCCCATCATCGGCGCCGACAACCAGGCGCAGATGACGCTCTGGAACAAGACCAAGACGCCCGGACGATTCCTGTTCCGCGTGCGGCCCGACTCGAGCGTGCGGATCGACGCCTCCGAGGACCTCGACCGGCTCCTGCGCGCCTACAACCTGCTCGCGAAAGATCCGCACGTCAATCGCGTCAAACTGCTGACCCAGATCGTGTCGAAGTTCGGGTTCGACCCGCAAGAGCTCCTGATTCAGCAGTTGCCGGCGCCGCCGCCCGAACATCCGAAGCCCTCGATCAATTTCAAGGGCGAGGACATGAGCAACCTGGTGGTCCAGCAGTTCCTGACGCAAAACTACGGGCTCATCTTCCCGCCGCCGCCGCCCCCGTCGCCCCCGTTGCCGCTCAGTGGCCTGCCGGGCGCGCCGGGTGCGGGTCTGGCGGGCGCGCCCGTGCCGCCGTCCCCCCCAGTCCTCCCGCCGGCGCCGCTGCTGGTGAATCAGCCGCATGGCGGCGCCGCGGACCTGGCGGACATGCTCGATAAGCACGAAGGCGACCGGAGCGCGCATCGCCCCGGTCCGAGGCCAAGCTGATGGCGCGCTGCTCGTATGTCGTCCGTCGAATGGTCTGCCCGCGCTGCCAGCAGACGTCGGACGTGCTGGTGACGCGCCAAGGCACCGGCACCGACGGGTTGTCGCCCGTGTGCGCATGCGGCGCGCGCCTGGTCTGCGCGGCCACACAGCAGCCCACCTCGCCGACCGTGATTGACGACGTGCTCTGGGGTGGCCCGCGGTTTGTCGAAAATCTCGATTCCACGCCGGTGTGGGTCGAAACCAAGAGCCAATATCGGGCCGAACTCGCCGCGCGCGGGTTTCATCAGCAAGTGCGGCACGTGCCGGTGCCCGGGACGGACAAATCGCCCATGACGACCTCTTGGGACGTCGGGAGCGCGCCGGGCCACGATCCGCGGCCGTTCTGCATGCTCACGCCGGAAGAACAGCGTGTACGCCGCGCGGAAGCGGCCGTGCGTCTCAATCTCAGCGTCGAGACGCTCGAGCAGCTCTCAATCATCGATCTGGCCGTGGAGCAGTTTATCGCCCGCGCGCCATCGATCCCCGCTCCAGCTTGCGAATTTGTCGCAGACTGATTCACACGAACACGGAGTCCATGATGCCTGTCAAGACCCTTGTATGGGGCAATGAAACGCTCGGCGACGCGGTCGATCTCGCCCTTGCTCCGGATGCCCTCATCGCCTGTCCGGACGATCCCGCGGAAGCGGGACAGGCCCTGACCACGTGCCAGTTGGACTGGTACGCCCACCTCGCGTAACGTGATGGCCGACACCGTCACGGACGTGACGACCGGATCGGGGGAGGGACGGCAGACCGCGGCCGTCCCCACCACGATCCTCAGCACGGCGCAGGCGCGCCTCCTCGCGCACTACCGCGCGTTCCTTGATCGCTACGATCTCCAAGAAGGCATTTTCTGTCGGGCCTGCTGGCAATCCGCGGCGGAACCGTCGAAGATCGCGCGCGGCGACGCGCAGATTGCCGTCCTGTGCGCGCATCACGTCTGGTTTTACCAGGGGGCGTTGCCGGCGGACCCGCTCGAGAGCGACGGCGTGATCCAGCTCGTCACGGCGCCGAAGGTTCACGACCGCATCACCCTCACCGACGGCGCGTCGTTCGACGTGCTGTCGGTCGAGGACGCGACGCTGCTGCGCGCCTATCAAAGGCTGCTGCAGACGTTCGCGTGGATTGAAACACTTGATTGTCGCGTGTGCTGGTCCACGGGCCAGCCGTCGGGCTGCCGCGCGTTCGTGACGCCCGATCGGATCGCGATTATCTGCCGGCACCGCACGCTGCAATTCGTCGGAGCGACCGTGTAGAAAGGAAAAGCGCCAGTCAGGCGGCTACTCCTGCTGGCGCAACGACCCCGGGTAACGCCGGTATCGCGTGGGTGAGCCCCCATTCTAGCGATCGGACCCCGGAAAATCAAGGAGTCAGGAAGGGGAGGTCTCCGCGTGCGAACGTCCGAACGTCGCGACAACCACAAAGCGTTGATGTTCGCCAAGCGGTGGATGTCCTTGCGGCAGGAGTCCAAACGCGAGGTGTGGATGGCGGCCGCGGACATGCTCGGCCAACCCCATCCCCTTGACCAGACGTCGGCCTACGCGACACTCCAAGAGTTCAGACGCACGTTCGCGCATACGCCCTCGCCGCACAGGACGACCGTACATCGTACGCGCCGTGCTCGTCTCGCGTCGGTCTTCGCTGTATCGCGTGACGTGAACAACGACGCATTTCTCGCCAGTTACGAATGGCGCCGACTCCGCATGGTCGTCCTAAAAGCCCGCGGTGCGCGCTGTGAGTGCTGTGGATCATCGGCGAAGGACGATGTCGTTATTCATGTGGACCATATCAAGCCGAGACGGAAGTACCCGGAGTTGGCGCTGACTGAAGCGAACCTCCAGGTGCTCTGCGAGGTCTGTAACCACGGCAAGGGCTCGTGGGACGAAACAGACTGGCGCGCCGCCTCGCAATTGTCGGGGTACAGCTCTAGGACTCCCAAACCCGATCCGGTGACGGCGACGAGCAGACCACGGCTTGTTGTGCGCGGACCACGGCCGCTCGATGAACTCAAGAAGGCCGTGATCTAACGGTTTTGTCGGCTCTTGTAAAAAAAAAGAGCCACGCAAACCGGTCCAGGTATTGTCGCTTCTGTTTTGAGTACGTACGACTGCTCAGAGCCAGAGCCGGCGGGGGAGTCCGTGTATCTACGAGACGTATAACACGGACTAAGGATTCACCATGACGACCAATGCCCGCATCCTCCGAGAGTTGAACGCCGAGATCGCCAAGGGGGAGAATCGCAACTGGTGGCGCGAATCTCGCCTGCGCGTCCATCCATTGCGGATGATTCCCTTGTCAACCGTGGACGAATTCTTCGCGGGCGTCGCGCAGGATCCGGAACTGCTGCGGAAACGGCAGGGCATCCTGGCGCAGTGGGCGCGGCCAGAATTAGGCGTAGGAGACACAACATGTCACATCTTTGACACCCCAGCGTGACACTAGACGGCTTGTGATGTAATGTCGTACTGTCAAGCGCATGACAGGCGATATGGACGTCGCGGTGGACGAAGCCGCCAAGGCCCTTTCTGAGCCCGCAGGTGACGAGCCTGCAGCCCCAGCGGGACCGACAGGCGGCGCGCCCTCCACGACTCCCCCTGGGGCTGCCGGTACGCCGGGCGCCCCCTCCGTTGCGGCCCCTGGAGTTCCTGCGGCCGTCTCGTCCCCCGCTGGCCAGACGCCCCCGGCCGCGATAGCGCCGGCAGCCGCTGACGATCTTCCTGAGCTTCACGATCCTCGCGGACGGGTGCCCGTCGCCAGGGTCCGGGAAATTCTCACGAACGCCCGCACCAAAGAAGCCGCGCGGGTTACCGAGGACCTGACGAATACGTACGGCATCGACGCCGCCACGTACCAGCAGCTCAACCTCGGGGCCGTCCTCAAAGGGTTCCTCGAGGACCCCGTCAAAACGTGGCGGGATCTGGGCGAGGGCCTTCGCGCGCGCGGCATCCCGCTCGACGGTTTCGCTTCCGGCGCGCCCGCCGCGGCGGCGCCGCCGGCCGCCCCCCCCACCCTGCCTGCACCCGACATGCAAGCGTCCGATGGGACGCCGGCCTACTCGGCCACCCGCATGATCGACGTGCTCGAGTTCAAGATGCGCGAACTTGAACAGAAGTGGTCCGGACGGGTCGCCCCGCTCGAATCGACCGCGCAGGCCGCGCAACAGGAGCGCATCAACCGCGACGCGCACACCTGGGCCAGCCAGCAACTCGAGACGGCGAAAAGCTGGCCCGGCTGGGACGCGCCCTTGCAACAGAAGGTCTTTGACCTGATGAAGCGAGACGCGCGGTTCACGCTGGAAGGTGCCTACGTGCGCGTGTTCAAGGATATTTACCCCGGACTCGAAGCGCAGACCCGTCAGAAGACGATCAATGAGCTCAAGTCCGCGCGTTCGGCGACCACCGCCGCGCCCACCACTCCCGCTGGCGATCCCGTGCCGCGTAGTCGGCTCAAGGGGGACGCCCGCTGGGATTCGGCCGTGGTGAATGCGATCGACCAGGTCATGAACGCGTAGTGCATTACTGAAGAGGCTGAATCATGGCAGATCCAAATCTAGGCCAGGTCGCCGCGGTCGCGTGGGAAGCCGTCATGACCGACGGACCCACCGACAACGTCTTCACCAGCCAGGCGCTCCTGAACCTGCTGAGTGAATCGGGATTCAAGGAAGACTCGGCCGGCGGGCGCTTGTTTGAAGCGACGGTCGAGTACGCCACGAATCCGACGTTCAAGTCGTACGGCGAGATGGAAACGCTCGACCTCACCCGCGCCGACGTGTTCGACGCCGCGCGGTACGAGCAGAAGATTTTCGCGGGCACCGTGGTCTTCTCCGACTTGGAAGAGCTGCGGAACGCCGTCGAGAATCGGAAGATCGACGTCGTCAAGGGCAAGCTGAAGAACGGTGAATCGTCGGCGCTTGAAGCGCTCGATGCGATGCTGTTCGCGGACGGCACCGGCAACGGCGGGAAGGACATGGACGGGCTGGCGAAGATCATCCCGCTCGATCCGACCACCGGATCGGTCGGCGGCATCAACGCGGCGACGTTCTCGTTCTGGCGGTCGCGCCAGCTCTCGGGGGCGAAGACCACCAACGCCTTTGACAACCTGCGGGCGGCGATGACGACGGTGTATAATCAGTGCTCGCTCGGCGGCACCGAGAAGACGCCAACGGGCATCATCACCGATCGCGCGACGTTCGAGGGCTACGAGTCGCTGCTCGTCGCGGTCGAACGCATCAACAAGGACACCAAGGCCATCGGCGGAGACATCGCGTTTCTGAACGACGCGATCAACTTCAAAGGCAAGCCGATGATGTACGACGAGCAGGCCCCGGCGGGCCTGTGCTACTTCCTCAACAGCAACTACCTGAAGGTCTGGTACCTGAAGGGGGGGTGGATGAAGATGAAGGATCCGGTCGAACCGGCCAACCAGCTCTCGCGTGTCCATCGTATCCTCACGGTCGCGAACATGGGCTCGACGGCGCGGCGCCATTTGGGCGTCGTGACCGCTATCACGTAACCCGTTTTCGCAGGAGAGGAGTCACAGTATGCCCAACTTCACCTCGGACATCGTCACGACGCCTTCCGCGTTGACAACGGTCTACGCGGCCACGGCCACCCCACCGATCGCGGTGGGCACCAAGGCCATTACCCGCGACGGGCGGCGCTTCCGCTTCGTTAAGGCGGGCGCGGTCGATCTGGTCGTCGGGAACATCCTCCAGGCGGCGGCGCAAATCGCGGACCATCAGCTCGCGGCCGTCACGGCCACGGCGGTGGGAGCGCGGGTCGTCAACGTCACGCCCGCCGGGACCGGCGGCGCGGCGAACCTGTATGCGGGTGGCTACGCCATCATCGGCGTGACCCCCAACCTCGGGGACAGCTACCTGATCGACTCGCATCCCGCGATCACGGCCTCGACGGCGTTCAATCTCACCCTGGCCGCCGATGATGCGGTGCGGGTGGCGTTCACCACGGCGACCAAGCTGACGCTCGTCGCGAATCCCTACAGCGGCGTCATTCAGTCGCCCGTCACGACCCTGACCGGTGCGGTCGTGGGCGTGGCGGTCTCGATCATCCCGGCGAACGGCTGGGGCTGGATCCAGACGGGGGGCCCGGCGGCGCTCCTCGTGGCCGGCACGCCCGGCGTGGGCCTGGCGGTCGTCGTGCCCGGCACCGCGGCGGGTGCGGCCGTGATCGACGGGGCGGCCACGGCCACCCAGGTGATTGGATCGATGATGATTACCGGCGCCGACGGCAAGTGCGGCGTCGTGCTGCTGAACCTGCCGTAACGACACTTATGCGGCGGCCGGGTCATGGGATCCGGTCGCCGTACGACTTTCTGAGAGGACAGCATGGCCCGTATTGTGAAGCCCGGCGATTCCGACCCGACCGCAGAGGATCTTTCGACCGAATCCTTCGCGCTGCCGACGCCGACGGTTGTGGCGATCGGCGACCTCGAACGGATGCTCGACAAGATGCTCAAGCTGTCGCACGGCGGCGCCGCGACGGACAACGTGCAGTTCGAAATGGCGACCAAGGCGCTTAATGCGGTCGCCGACGAAGTCGGCCGGACCCAGCGCCGATCGAACGCGGTGCATCCCGGCATCAGTGTCTTTTCCCATCCCGAGGGCGAGGTCAAGCACCCGAAGGCGCCGTTGAAGTACGAAACCTGGTTCTGTTCGGCGGTCCAGAGCGAAAGCCAGCTCACGCCGACCGAGATCGACCTGTTCAACCGGTTCGACGGCGACAAGGAAGCGCACGATGGCACGTGGACGGCGGCTCTCGACAAGCACGGACGGAAGAAGCGGTTGACCGTGACCGTGCCCGCCAAGACGATTGACCATCTGTCGCAGCTCCCGCCGCTCGGGCAGATCCTGTCGGAACTCCTGTTCGGGTCCGACGTGGCCGATCCCAATAAGGCGATGCTGCGCCTGCACGCCGCCGAGCAGCAGATCGAGGAACTCAGGGCACAACTCGCCAAACTCGTGCCAGTCGTGTAGAATCGGCGGCATGACTGATTCCCTTCGTCCGTCGCCAGCGTTTCCTCCTGCGCCCTCAGCACCCATCGCCGCCGAGGGTCCCGATTTCATCGGCGGGTACCCCCCGGATCCGGCCGTCGCGACGTACCCGGGGGCGCATGTGCCGCCGGTGGTCCCGACTCCGGAACCCGTCAACTCGCCCGATGGCCTTCGCGCGTTCTCGGGCGATGTGCCGGCCGGGGACTCGCTGATCGGCGTGTTCCACGGCGGGCGTCAGCACGAGACGCTGTACGTGGTGCCGACCGATCGCGCTCGGTCCTTGACCATCGTCCTGAACGGCTCGACGTTGTCGCACGTGGACAGCGGCCCCGATGGCCGCTGGCAGTACGGCGACAACACGCAGTAACGGGACGGCGGGATGACCTTCGACCAGATCCGCACGCGGATCTACCACGACTGCGGGTTCACCGATACCCCCGCGGCGCTGGTGGTCACGCGCGTCAAGGATTGGGTCAACGAAGGTCACCGCCGCATCCTCCGCGATCCGAAATTCTCGAAGCTGCGCGCCGGCACCGTGCCGTTTTCGAGCGTGATCGGCGTCACGATCTACGGGTTCCCGCAGGTCTTTGAACGTGTCGATGCCATCGTGCAACAGACCAACGATCGGCGGTTGACGTTTATGACGCGCGACAGGTACCGGTCGATGGACCCCGCCGAGCGCGCGACGGGTGTCCCGAGCCACTACGTGCCCGAGGGCTACGGGGTCCTGTTCAAGAAGCTCCTCGCGGACGGCGGCATCTGGGCCGTCAGTTCAGCCGCCGGCGACACGACGCAAGTCCTCACCTACGAAGGCATCAGTACCAACGGCGATCAGGTCAGCCCGGCACAGGTCACGCTGACGGGCGTGACGCGCGTGCGACTCGGCGCCGTGACGTTTCACGATCTGCTCGGGTGGAACCTTTCGGCGGTGGCCGTCGGGACCGTCAGTCTCTACGATGCGGCTGCGGTCGGCAATGAGATCGCCCGCATCGCGATCGGGCAGCGGTCGGTGCGCTACGACATGTTCCGCCTCTGGCCGACGCCCGCGCAGGTGCTGCCGTACGTCGTGGATGGGCAGTTCAAGATTTTAGATCTCGTGCAGGATGCCGACGTGCCGATGTGGCCGGAGTCGTATCATGACGTGCTGTGCGACTACGGGCGGATGAAGGAATACGAGCGCACGCAGGACCCGCGCCTCAGCATTGCGAGCGGCCAGTTCACCGAGGGGAAAGAGAAGTTGCGCCAGTACGTGGAGTTCCCCGACGACTACACGCCGGTCGCCTCGAGCATTTCTAATGTCGTGCGCCGCAACAACCTCGGTGGGTGGTATCCGGCCGACCAAGGATGGCCGTAATGCCGATGCCGCTTGTGATGGTGCAGGGCACGACGACCGCGATCGGTGAGCTCGTCATTGTCTCGCAGGTCATCAACGCGCAGCCGGGGGGTGCCGCGGCAGGCGCGCCGGCGCCGCTGGCGAATCTTCAAGGCGCCACTGACGCCTCGAAGCGTCTCTACGTGAAGATCGTTTGAAAGGACACCTTCCATGATGGCGCTCGGTAATCTTCCTTGTAAGACGGACGCAAACGGCAGCCTGATCGTGTCGCTCGATCCGTCGTCGGTCGTGAAGCTCAACGGAACGACGACCAACGACAACGCGGCGGCCGGCATCAAGGGCGAGTACATCGTCGCGCAGGTCCTGGCCGGCGCGCCGGTGTCACTCGTGAACGCCACCGCCAAGACCGTGACGAGTATCGCCCTGACGGCCGGCGATTGGGATGTGGTGGGCATCGTGGACTACACCGCCAACGGCGCGACGGTCGTGACCGCGCTCCAGCAGGGCATCGGCGTCGCGGCCGACACACTCGGCGCGCAGGACACGTTCACCAGCGCGGACCTCGGGATCACGGGTCCCAGCGTGGACCCGGCCATCGTGACCCCGACGGTGCGGGTGAGCCTCGCGGCCCCGGCCACGATCTACCTCATCGCCCAGGCGACGTTTTCTGTCAACACGCTGGTCGCCTACGGATCGATTCGCGCGCGGCGCGTGCGATAGGCTGTGGCGGATGGGTAATCCTGCAGGGCTCACCTGGCGTGAAATGAAAGGTCGGAACGGCTGGGAACCGCCGTCCGAAGTGCCCGACGACATGGGGACCGAGGCGGTTAATGTCGTGCTCCTGGATGGGTCGCTGCCCAAGCGCCGGCCCGGCGCTGAACTCATCGTCACGACGGGCGACGCTTGGACGGACATCGGCGCGCTCGAGAAGTACGTGCCGTCCACAGGGCTCGCGTATGCCCATGCCCTCCTCGTGAGCCTGTCGGACACCCCCCCGAAAATCGTGTCGCTGGATACATCGTTTGTCGGGACGAATCTGACGCTCACCGACAACATCACCGACCACCCGGAAGCGGTCTCGAGCGCGCAGCTCAACGGCAAGCTGTTCCTGGCCTACCATTCGGGCAAGAATCGGCTGCACGTGTGGGATTTCGCGAACGCCCCAACGCTCGTCACGCGGTCCGGTCTGGCGCCGCCCGTCGCGCCGACCGGCGCGAATACCGGGGCTGGCACGTACGCATCGACGCCGCGCTGGTACGCCGTCTCGGCCCGCGATAAGGCCGGCGCGATCGTGCTGGCGCAGTCCGAACGTGGCCCCGGCCTGGCGTTCACGCCCTCGGGCACCGGCACGGCGGTGCGCGTCACGAAGCCGGTCACCGTCGAAACGCAAACGCATTGGGTGGTCTGGGGATCGTCGGTCGGCATCAACGGGCCGTACTATCAGCTTGCGGAGATCGCGGTCGGGACGACGACCTACGATGATGCGGCCGCGCCGTTCGCGTACAACCTCGGGACGCTTGAGCCCACTGCGGGTGAATACCTGTGCTTCCCCTCGGTCAAATTCCTACTGTCGGACGGCACGCGCCTCTACGGGGTGGGCGTGTGGGAAACCACCGACATGGACGGCAACTCCCTCGCGCCGCTCCCGGGTCGCGTGTATTTCGGGCCGGTCGTCAACAGTAGCGGCCACGGCGACGACGAGCGCATCGAATCGACGGTTGCCACGGAAGGCTGGATTGATCTGACGCCCGGAGGAGCCGGTGCGGAAGACCGCGGGCTGGGCGGTCCCATTAACGGGGAGATTTTTGCGTTTCAATCAAAGGGCATCTTTCGTCTTATTCCCACGGGCCAAGCCACGAACCCGATTGCGCGTGTGCCGTTCTCGCCGCACGTCGGTGCGCTGTCGCACAAGTCGATCGTGCTGGCAGAGGATGAGACGGGCGCGCCGGCGATCTACTTTCTCAATCCCGAGGACGGGCCGCGCCGCATCACGGCCGACGGACGGATGCAGTGGCTCGGCCGTGACGTCAACGACCTGTGGCAGCGCGTGAACCAGAACGCGGCGACCGTGAAGGCGTGGGGCGTGTTCGATCCGACCAACAAGCGCGTGCTGTGGTACGTCGCGGTGGACGGCGCCTCGACCCCGACGCTCATCCTCACGTTTGACGTGACGCACGGCGAACTGCAAACCGGCAACGTCGTGCGGAAGGGCTGGGCGCAGTGGACCGGGAACGCGGCCTCGTGGATCGCGGGTCTGCTGTTCCCGAGTAACGGGAACGTCGAATCCATCACGGGCGGCGGTGGCCCCCACGGGACGCTCGGACCGTCCGGTAGCACGGGGAGCCTCCTCGCGCGCATCAACGGGACTCGACATCACGACTACGGCACCGTCTCGGTGCCCGCGGGTCCGACGACCTATAACCAGCAGACGGGCACGTACTCAGGCACCGGCTTGGCGCAAACGATCACGCTCGGGTTCCAGGCGCAGGCGATCCTCATCATGCCGATGGGACTCGCGGCGGCGACGACGCAGACGGGCGCTATTTGGACGACGGAAATGGGCACGCTCGCGATGAATCCGATCTCCCAGGTTGATCTGCTGTTGCCGAATCTCATCACGAACGTCAGCGCGACTGGGTTCACGCTTGGCACCGACCCGGCGGTGAGCACGAACGGGCAGGCGTACTCGTACATCGCCTTCGCAGACAGCATCGGGGACACCTTTGTGACCGGGTCGTACATCGGTGATGATACCGACAACCGGAACATCGTCATCGCGACGGGGTTTCAGCCGACCGTGCTGTATGTCTTCGGCATGATCGGCGCCGTGAAAGACGATCAGATGCCCGGCGGCAATTACTCGGTCCAACTGGGCGGCGCCTGGACCACCCTAGCGGGTATTAAGGCGCTGCAGGCCAATGGTTTCCAGGTCGGAACCCGCGTGACGAGCGACTTTTCGCTCAATGATTCCGTCATCAACGGGCACGTCCAAACGTACTACTACATCGCCTGGAAACACGACGGTGGCGGCCTCTTGGCGCAGGTCCTGAAGCGCAACCATTACACC